TTTGTTTCTATATGAGCAGCCCCGCCACTTGCAGAATTGATTATTCCGACAGAAACTGGAGTTAAGAACTTTGGACAAAATTTTTCAGGTATATTAAAAAGGACATCTCCGTAATTACGACCATTGTATAGTTCATTAGAGTCCAAAGTCAAAATACAAACGTTACCGATTTTCTGAATTAGCCCTACTGTTAATCGTGAATCAATTGCATAACTTTCAACACTGTACAAATTTTCCAATTACGAAGTGAAGTAATTAGCAGTTCCTTTTATCTGCCAAAACTCTTTCCCAGAGACTCCCCAAATTGTTATACCTTGCCGAAGAGGAATTAGTCTTGTAGTCCCAGTCAAATTATTGTGCTCAACCGTGATGACAGCAAATTCCATGTCCATATACTCGCTCCTTGGAACGAATTTTTCAGGATACTGGCAAATAACATCGCCATCTTTATAAGACATTCTAGAAACTAAATTTTCTAGATAAACTGAACAATTAACAGCCTTACCTGTTTTCACAAATTTTATATATCCGTTTTGAATATTAATTTTTATGCTTTCAAATTCAGATAAATTTTCCACTTTGTCCGAAATTGGCTTATTCGATATAGCCTTAAATTTTCCACTATCGTTGTATGTCAGACTGTTGTCTCCGATACATTCATAATAGAATTTTGTAACATTATCAAAATAGCATTTCCCTTTAACTTTATCCCCTGCATCTTGAATATTCCCGCCAAATTCTAATCCCATTATTTCATTTAACCTTGAATCAACGTTTATCACAATAAATTGACTTCCGTTATATGTTAATTCATAAGTTTTGTTTGGCTTGAAATCACCTGCTTCTATTTGTTTTAAGTTTCCGTTGTATTCCTTCAATAACGTGTAATCGTTATTATTCAGCCTTAATTTTGTTGTCGAATTAGTATTTTTAGAATCAACGTTTATTCTTAATTTTAAATCATTGTTCACCCCAAACTCATTTAATCCGTCTAAATTACAGACATAATAATCTATATTCAAATTCGTTGTTTTATTTGCTTGTAAAGTGTGTACATTCCCAAGTTGTAAGCCATCATAAATTTCTTCCGTTTCAGGTGTTCCGTTTTCTCTAATGTTCCCAAACGCTGGGACGATACTTTTTATTTTATTGTTCCCTCTGTTAGTTTCTTCTACTTCGTAATGTGTAGGAAACTCAACTTGTTGTGCCTTAAATTTTGTTAATTTTGCCATTTCTCCTCCTATTTCAAATTAATAATATTGTCTTCACCTAAATCAAATTGCCCTAGATTATTGCGACCAAATCGACCAAATTTTGAATATGCAAAGTTGCAAACTGGATTTCTTTTTGCTTCATTTTTAATTACATTTTGTCCTAGTGTTTTTCGTCCAAATCTCATTCCGACTATGTAATTGTCCAAGCATTTATGTGTATTTACTTTTACACCACCACCAACAATACTGCCTAAATCCAGTTCGTCAATTAGCGAGTAATCGTACTCTTTATTACTTATAAATTTAACATCATATAGCGCTGGTTCGTTGCCTGTATTTACATTAATTGTTGGCGTTAATCCAGTAAACATTTCTCCAATATTACTGATAGTTTCAAGGTTAGGAACTAATTTATACTTTCTCATTGCTAATTTGATTCTGTTTCTATATCTATCGTCAGTCTGCCCGTTCCGAGAAACATCAAATTTTTCTCCTAAATCATCTAAAAAGTCTCCGTTTGCATAGTCTACTAAATGTTGTTTTTCTATTAAGTTAAAAATTCTGTCGACTTCATCAAATAATTTAGATACTGCTTTGTAAAAAGACTTTACATTGTTATTCTTTTTTAGCCACCACGGACATTTTGACATCATATAATCAAAATTACTCTGCATATTCCGCCACCTCGTTAAATCCTAACTCTAATACCTTTTTAAAGCCACTAGTCGTTTCATTTTTAAATTTAAAAGAAACATCTATATTGAGTAATCTGTCAGCGGAATAAATTTGTCTGATATATTCGCTTTCGCAACGATATGATGTGATGTAATCTCCAACTTCCACATCTTTTAAATACTCTTTTACAATATCTTTCAAATTATCCAATAAAATGTTAGTATCCTTCGCCGCAGTAAAATCAATATTTACTTCTATTTCTCGTTTTTGCGGTCTATAAAACTTAATTTCTCTGTCTATCCCTTGATTGTCTTTAACTGTTACAATTGTATCCCCATTCATTTGTATAGCCTGATCTTTTTTTCTCCATATTGCTTTTGCTATATCCTCATTTCTTCCGCCGTCCACAATTAAAACAATCGACTTTGGTTCTAGCCCCTTGCTGTCAACTGTCATCGTTTTATTTTCGTCAGCATAAACAGATTTAACACCTTCCTGTTTCAATACTTCCGCTCTAATTCCGTCCAAATTCCATTCGCTCTCATTACGACTTAAAAACCAACGTTCAATGTATTCATTATCGCTTTCTTGCCCCTGTCCACCAGCTGCAATTTCATTTTGCTTGAAGTCATAAACTCCATTTACAACTTTAACTATCTTGATAATGCTCCCAATCTCTTTGTTCCCTTGCTCTCCTGCAGTATCACAAACAAACTCAAAAGTAGTTTTATTGTTCAGCGTTCCACTTTGGTTAAGTGTGTATCTTGTCCCATCATTTGCTTCGAGAATTACATCACCTTTTTCAAGAGACACATTGAGCCCACCAATTAATTCAATTTTAACAGTTGCATTGCTTTCTTGCTTTCTTTTGAAAAAGAATGGACTATTTGCTAAATGCTCATCTATTTCAATTCCTTCACAATTAAGTAAATTCATTTTGTCAGCTTGTATCTGTTGCCGTTCCATTTTTTCCCTTAAAAGTCTAGCGACTGGATACATCAGCATATACCAAGCGCTCCGCTTATCGTTAGAATAATCAGCTTTTAATAATGTTTTTAATTCATTATTCAAAATATTCATATTGTCCTGAACCGTATTAACTTTTATTCTCGCCAACCTATTCCGACTCCTTTCATTAAAGTTTTCTCATTATCATTAAAAATGATACCAATATTAACTTTTAGATGCCTGTTCTCGTACTCATATACTTCAACATAGCATCTACTTAAATAATCTCTAAAATTATTCAATATCTTATCTCTGATGTGTTCCAATACTTCATTTTCATTTCCATGAGTTCCAAATATTTTTTCAAAATTTAATCCATATTTTGTATCATATTCAAGTTCTCCTTCACGAACATGCAACATTAAAACAATTTGTTGGATCACTTCAAAATATTTTTCTTTCGCTTTAAAAAATTGCACATCGCCATTTTCAACATACAATTCCCCAGTTGCGTTATTCAACTTTATATCCATAAATCACACTCCTTTACGGATGAATGTACGGAACTCCGCCTTTACTTGTTCCGCTCTCTGTATCAACTGTTTTTGCTTTAATTTCTCCACTTTCTATATTCCCAGTTTTGATATTACCTTCCATTTTTATGTTTCCATTTATTCCTATTGAATTTGGTTCTGTGTCAGGGTTTACATCAGTCGGAACATAAAAAGGCAAAGCAATAGCATTTGTAAGATTATGCCTTTTATTTGTGTTTGCCGTTGTGCTTTCCTTCGTAATATATCCACTAGCGTCTCGACTCAAAATTAAAATCGGAACTACATCACCAGCTTTAAATTTAACTTTAAAATTAATTTCTTTGTTCCCTAACTGACACATTGGAACATGCAAAATAGGCGGTAATTTAACATCTTGAAACTCTGCCATTGGCTCGACATCCACAAATCCATTTCCGTGCACTTTTGTTATTTTAGCAATCAAAGATGTATCTATTTTTCCAAGCATTGCTTTCACATATTCTTCCATCATTTTTTTCTACCTTTTCCTTTACTTCTCTTAACTTGAGTAACTTTTCCTTTTTTATTTTCTTCTTTTTCAATCTTTTTAATTTCAGCATTATTTTTCTTAACGTCTGAATCGTTATTTACAACTCTTACTTTCAAAGTCATTTTAAAATCACTAATATCGCTAATTTCAACAATTTGACACATTGTTGAGATGTCATTACTTATTAACTCAATTAAATCACCTTTTTTCAAATAATAAATTAATAAACATTTGACTTCGTAATCATATTTCAACTCTTCTTTTTTTTCTTTTTTATCAGACTTTTTTGTTTGAGTGTTATTTTTCGAGTCCTTAGCTACACTTTTATTATTTTTTTGATTTTTTACTTGATTTTTTTGTTGCTGTTTTGCCACTTTTTTTCCCACCTTTTGATGTTTTTTTACTTCCTTTTTTGCCTTTACTTTCCTTCGTTTTTTTCACTTTGTAACTGATTTCTTCAACATTTTGTGGCTTAGGTTCTTCTAAAAGTCCGCTTTGATAACTTAATTTGATTACTTTTTCAGTATTGATCTCATTGTGATATATGTAAATAAAATCATTCTTTGTTGTCATTTGACTGTCACAATCTTTTACGATTTGACCTATCTCATAAAGACCACTTCCTAATATGCTTTCCCCAATGCTGTAAACTTTATCATTCTTTAGTTCACACTGTTTAACAGTAAAGCCACATTTACTCGCCAAGTCGTTGATAATTGTACTTGCTGTTGTGTTTGGAGCATAAGCCGCACTTACTAATTTTTTAAAATCCGCAGGAACTTCACGACATTTTAATTTTAAAGTTCCCTTTTCCATTTCTTTTCTTGTAATAATTCCGCTCGCTACTTCGCCAATATCCGCTCCGTATCCAGCCACAAGTCTAACGCTATTTTTTAATTTGATTTTAGCTACCGTTGTATTCGTTAAACCCTTAATTTCTATATCAAACTCATTTGGCTCCTCGTTTACCGATTTATAAATCCATTTTATTTCTACACCATTTATCACAGTCGAATCAGTCACTCCAAAATCTTTCGGAAAAATAAAATTTAAAGCTCCGTCATCTGTTTCAATCTTTATCTCTGTTTTTTCTAAAAATAGTTTATTAAACATTTCCCTCTCCTGGTTCAAATATATCGAAATATTCTAAAAAAATAGTTTCACAGAAATTCTCAAAAGTAATCGGGACTTCTTTTTTGTCAAAACTAAGCGGAACAATATAACAATTTAAAAATTCATTATTAATGTTATTATTTTCATCTTTTGCTATAAACCAGCCAATCGGTCGACCATATACAAGTTTTTCATTTTCTAATAACAGTTCACCGCCTTCATCCATAACATCAATATAAATACGATTATTACTCTTAAAATGCTTTATTCTTAACAAATATACCTCACTTCCGCTTTTAAAAGTAAAAATATAAGGTATTTTGTTTTTGTCTATTTCTATTCTCATTTTAAAAACCCCTTGTATTCAATATTACTTGTTTTTGTTCCAGCAATTCCTGTTTTTTGTTCCTCTCTTAATGTTGTCAGTTCCGTTCCTAATATGTCACCCTTTCTCATTAAATAAGCAAATTCCAGCACTTCAAAATCAATTTCAAATTCTAATGCCGATTGTGTTTTGTAACTCCTTGAAACTTTTGTTATTATCATATCTTCTATTGTTTCAACAGTCGAAATAGTACACAAAGCCTTCTTTTGCCACAATTCTACAATTTGCTCGTAAATACTCTCAGCATTTTTAGTAACCAAATCGCTTAAAATGACAGAAATACTGTATTTTCTGTTACCGTGTGAAACATTACTACTTATTAGTGTGTTATCTCTATCTTCTAATGAATGTGTTTTAACACTGCTACTTCTTTCATCACTTTTAATCTGTACCCATTCAAGAGCTATATCATTAATCTTGCATCGTTCAGCTTCTTCAAAAAGTGTAAATCCAAATCTGTCTCCAAAAAACTTGTTTATCTCAGAAGAGTAAGCTAGAGCGACACCGTAAACAGTTGCCCCAGCTGTTCCTAAAAAACTATTCAGTCCCATGCTAAAACCTGTGCTCTTAGCTTTTTTATAAGCTGCATTGCCAAAAACATTGCCTTTTATTTTTTCTTTTGTCGCATTCAAACTGCTAAAATCCATCGCCTAACCTCCCATCGCTATGAATTTCTCTTCAAAAAATCTTCTCATTATTTCTTCCACTTTTCTAACTAAATCCTTGCTATCTCCGCCAGAATTTTCAATAACAACTGTCGGAGAAAATGTATACTGGTTATTTCCGCCATTGCTTTTCCCTGTAGAAGAACTAGAATTCTTATTAATTAATGATTTTGATGAACCACCAAACTGGTCTCTCATCATCCTTCTAGTTGATTCTGCCGTAGATATTCTTGTGCCTTGAGGTAAATTCATAGTCATTTCTTCGTTAGCCAAAAATTGTTGACCGCTCGGCAACCTAATCATTTCCGCTCCTTTTTCTGCAACGGTAACTGGTCCACCTTCCCAAGATTTATCCCCTATATATCTACCTTTTCCGCCACCTAAGAACCCTAACCAAGACGGAGGCTTAATCTTGAACATTCCGGCTATTTTACCTGCTATTTCGCTAACTTTTCCAGCTAATCCTTCAAAAAATCCTTTAATTGCATTAATTACTCCTTGTGCAATACTTTTTGCCTTGTTGAATCCTTGAGTAAAAAATGTAGCAATTTTATTTACCACTGCACCAATCGAATTAATAACTCCTGAAATAACAGCCAATACCGCTCCCATAATACTAGCAACTACACCTATTATTGCTGAGAACACTCCGACTACAACTCCTACAATTCCAGCAAATACACCGATTACAACTTGAGCGACTGGAACTATTGCTGATATTAATACTGCTCCTATTTGCAAGATAATACCAATTACTGGAATCAAAGCAGTACCAATTT